TACTCTTACTCTATCCATTTCTTGTAAAGGTGGTGTGTGTACTATTTATCATTCTGTTTCTGTTGCTTCAGAAACTTGGCAAGTTCTGCTGTGCTACCAACGAACATAGTGTTGTTGGTGACATTCTGTGCTGCCTTACCTTGTGGACCCTCTTCCAGTTCTTGCATCTTTTTCTGCAGGTCAATCAACTTATCTGTCGCATCGGCAACGTTCTTAATTAAGTTGCCAGCAACTTCAAATGCTCTAGGAGAATCTGTTTGTTGAGATAACTCAAGGATACCATCTACAGCTTCCTGACCTTTCTCAATCAGAGAGTATAGATTCCCACGTGTGTACTCATAATCTTTAACAATCTGTTCTGAGTGTGCAGCAGGTTTGATCGGTGTTGCTTTGACTGGCTTAGCGACACCATCTTGTACGACGATTTCAGTATCAACATCGAGTGCTTCTTCGATGCCTTCGTATTTTTTATTCGTCGTTTCCTGATGCTGGGTTTCTTGAGAGTCCATCTGTAAATTCACTAAAGAGTTCATTGAATCCGAAATTGTCATCTGCATCAGCAGTAATAGGATCAGGAGTTACTGTGTACCTGACCTCACGTGCTGCTGTGGGCTTGGAGTCCAGTGCAGTGTCAACAATAACTTTCTTGATGAAGGAATCCTCACCTTCAGTAACAGGACCGTACAGATAAGTCTTACAAGTAAAACTCAATGAATAGATCAGGGTACGTCTAGTGGTATAGTCTCCCTCATAGTCATCTTCGTATGAGATACTATTAAGAGTGACTGGGAAATCTTTCTTTTCTTGGAGCTGTTCGTTCAAAGTAACTGAAATATTGAACGATGGTTGGAAGTAGGGTAGAATTTGCTCCAGAATTTGAAGACCATCATCTTGATTCTTCGCTAGGATCGCAAGTTCAAAATCTACATTGTATGGAACAGGCATAAATGCCTTCTGCATATCATCACCCACAGCAGTTCTAACTCTCTGTGTAGGTGATACCTTTCTCATTGGATCATATCCAAACGCAGAGATCTCAAATGAAATTCTGGGTAGGGTAATCTGAGCAGAATCTTGAGTTGTAAGATCGCCAACTTGACGCAAGCGTGCCAGAAACTTTTGCTTTGGACCGTACGCCAAAGGCACTTTCATATATTCATAGTTATCGCCACTTGTCTTACGACGAATTTCAATATTATTGAAAAGTGTGCCGAAAGCAACGACGGATTTACGAAAGATTTCGTTATAAGTGTATGTTCCTAACATTAGTCAGCTTGTCCAAATTCGCCAAATGGATTCGTTTCAGTAAAATCGATGATTCCATCAGCGGTGGTTTCAATGATTTCATTGGAATCGTATTCACTCGATACATTATTTAGAGTAGAAACTTTCTCAGGACTCCAGAGTGCACCAGAGGTTAGTCCTTTGATTGTCTCTGCAGTATTGAAAGTTCCTGTACGGTTGATGAGTTGGAGTTCTCTAGTTGATGAGTTGAAGGACTTGACTTCTGCTCTGTTGTCTTTGGGGGAGTAGTCAATGACCACAGTAGGTGCAGAACTGTAACCGCTGCCACCACTTGTGATAGTAACGCCAGTAACAAGCCCAGCAGCAGAAACTGTAGCAGTCGCTGTAGCACCACTTCCACCACCTCCTGTAAATGTGATAGATGGGGGTAGTGCACTCTTATAGTGGTTACCACCATCAGTAATAGTTACCCCACTGACAGCATCTCCAGTAAGAGTCGCTGTTCCAGCTGCCAAATACAAGTCGCCAACAACTTCTTCCCCGACTGTAAATGTACCAGTACCACCAGGGTCCATAATAAGTTTGATCGCTGCAGCGAATGTAGTTTCGACCGCATCGATTTCGGCAACTCCAGTATCGAAGTTCTCGTCGCTGAACTCGAACAGTTCACAGCGAAGACCCCATACGTGGATCTTTCCTAACTGATAGAAAGGTTGTTCGTGCTCTACGAATTGAATCTGAAATAATTTTTGTGCAAGAGGGAACCAGATCAAGTCTCCTTCATTGGGACGACCCTCTACAATTAACTGTGCGTTATCATCAACCGCTTCAGTAAATCTTGTTCTTGAAATTATAAAATTAACTTGATCACTAATACGTACGCCAAATTTTGAGAATAGATCTCCATCACCACCGAACCCATTTACATTCTCAATGTACGCTTCAATGGGATAAGCAGCATTGAATGACGATAGTGCATCTTCTGTAAATACAGTATCCTCATTGACTAGAGTTCTGGGAAGATAATAAACATCTTTGCCGAACATTTTAATCTGTTCAACAACAAGATCCCCTACAAGATCTTGCTCTCCAGTTGTACCTTGAGTGAAATAGGAATTGGTTGCCATTTTAGCCGATCATATCTAGGGGCGGTGTTTCGTAAGTGGAACGAAGTTTTTCTTCTAAGGCACGCAACTCTTCAGTTGCATCGCTATAGATCTTCTCACCATTAAGGGTGACACCACCAGGAAGTTGTACGTTTTGGAACTTCGTCAGGTTGGTACCCCATTGCTTTTTAATCAATGCAGTTGCATAATCTTTGACCCACATAACATTGTAGATCTTGCTCCACGTCGTTGGATCAAGAGCACGTACGCAGTCAATCACAATATATTCATCAGGACGAATATCAGAATCAGTATCAAAATCAATGTAGAGACGATTTTGAACTTGATTATATCTTGTGGGTTTCATTCCTTCCAGAAGGAAGTTAATAGTCTCAAGATGAGTTTGAATCATATAGTAATGATAGAACTGTGTCGATGTAAAATCGAACAGGTCATTCAGTCTTAACTGATAGCGGATGTCAAACATATTTGACGTACCCTTATCAGTAAAGGAAAAAATACCATTGACACTCGTAATATGATCGGGAAGTGTCAAATAATTATTTTGTGTTTTATAAGTTGTAGAACCAACAGTTTCAGAGGCATCTGACTTAAGTGCAGTTACCTCTGCCTCGGTGAATTGGTGCTTGAGATAAACACGCTCTACACCACTGTAGTGGAACTCCTGAAACATCTCGATGGTGTAATCAATAGCATCATCGATTTGATCATCGGAAACATTAATCTCCAAGACTGGTTTACCCAGTCTGCGGAGAGCATACTCCTTGAGTTCTGCTTTAGTTGTAGGTGAAGCCATTTAGTTATCAGCGAGTGAGTGCGGCAAGTGCTGCCTTGAGTTGAGTCATATTGGTGATAGAAGCATCATTACCAATCGCATTGAGAGCGGTATAGAGATCATCAATGTCAGTATCATTGGTGTTTGCCTGCGTGCCTTGTGCAGCAGTTGCATAAGCAGTGCTGTCGGTAGCAGCGGCAGTACCCAGAGTGGGTTTGCCAGTCAAGTCTGCGTAAGCACCAGAGAAGAGCGTAGGCAGGTTAGACAGATCGTTATAAGATCCAGTGGTTGCTACAGTTGCCAGATCTCCTGGTTGTGTAGCGGAATCTGCCAGAGCACCCTGTGCAGCAGTTGCATAGTCAGCAGCAGCGGTAGTAGCAGCAGTGCCCAATCCAAGAGTGGTACGAGCAGCAGCAGCGTCTGCATCATCAATCAGGGTTCCACCGAAGGTGCTGACAGCAGATGCGTCAAGTTTTCCAGTGATACCAGCGACAACACGAGCATCAGCGCGTGCGTCTGTGTAGTAAAGGTTTGTACCTTCAGTGATGTCTGTGGTAGTAAATTCACCAAAGTCGGCAGACAAGGTGAGCAGGTTACCTGCATCATTGTACGTTGCCGAAATACCTGTGCCGCCATCAATCAGTGCAGCAACACGATCATCAACTCTTTCATCAGTGAAGTAGAGATTTGTAACACCTTCTGCCAGAGCATCGGTATCGTGGTTCGCGATAGAACCAACTTGAGATTGCTGGAAAGTGATATTACCAGTAATGTTCAAGTTACCTTGAATCTCAAAGTTCGTTGTAGAAACGAAGTTAGTAACAGTAAGAGTGTTAGAAGATGGATTGTAGGTAAGGTTGTTAGAGTCGGTACGAATCTCTGTATATCCAGTAGTCGCAGAAACGAATGTTGGATAGTATGTAAGGTTAGAAGTAGTCGTGTTAGTGACGTTTGCCAGATCCGACTTATCGGCAGTACCAGTCAAGTCGCCAGTTACGTTACCAGTGATTTGTCCAGTAACACCCAGAGTGCCACCGATAGTTGTTGCTTGTGCAACGTTCAGAGTACCATCGGTGCTGATGTTACCGTTGCTTGACAGGATAGTGGTCTTAACACCACCGCTGCCACCGACCATAAAGTTGCCGCCAACGTTCAATCTCTTCGCAACAGAGACACCACCAGCGGTGTACAGTGCAGCAGAAGTATTGTTATATCCAGTAGAGTCGGAAGACTTCAGGATACGTACGATACCGCTAACATTAGTGGTAGAGCTGGAGTTACTGATAGCAATCGAGGTTCCACTCAGAGTTGTGGTACCAGTTGCATTGAATACAGCTGCAGTTGTAGTTCCAACAATATCCAGTGAACCAGCAATATCTGTGTTACCAGATGTAGCAGCAACGTTAAACTTATTAGTATTGATGGAAAGGTTACCACCAAGAATCAGAGAAGACTGTAGGTTGGCAGAGTTGGTTGCAGTAAATCCAGCAACAGTTGTTGCCTGAGTTACATTCAACGTACCTGCAACAGCAGTGTTTCCTGTAGGTCCATCAATAGTAAAGTTACCACCACCAACGTCAAGGTCATCACCGATGAATGCTTTCTTGGTTACAGAAAGACCACCAGCAGTAAAGATAGAAACGTTTGTATTGGTTGCACTGATTGCGTCACTTGAATTATTGAAGCGTGCCTTACCAGTGTAAGTCTGAGTACCTGCATAGTTGATGTCACCATCATAGATGGCATCACCATACACTTTCAGGTCATTTGCAACGACCAAGTTCTGACCGATGGATGCACCACCAGTGACTCTCAGTGCACCATCACCACTGTACTGACCAGTTATAGATGCAGTAGATGCGTTAGTGATTGTGGTTACGCCTGTAACACCCAGGGTGTTATTGACGTTAGATGCACCACTGACATCAAATGTGCCACCAACCGTTGTGTTAGAGGTCACTGCAAGCGTGCTGGACAGCGTTGTTGCTTGTGTTACACCTAAAGTACCACCAATAGTGGTATTACTACTTACAGCGAGTCCAGACTGGAGAGTTGCTTGACCAGCAGATGTGAACGTACCTGCAACAACAGTATTACCAGTTGAAGCGGCAACAGTAAACTTATTGGTGTTGATTCTGAAATCATCAGTAAGATCGAAGTCACCAGTTACATCAAGGTTGCCACCGATTGCTGCATCATCGCCAACTGAGAGGTCATCGCCCACATAAAGATCGAGACCGATACCAGCACCGCCACCAACGATGAGAGCACCAGAAGATGTGTTGGTTGCATTAGTTGTATCAAATAGTTTGATTGATCCTGCATCGATACCAGATCTTGTTCCTGAGAATGCTTCACTTGAATTTGTTGCGTTATGATAAAGAGCAAATCTTGAGGCAGAATTATCCCAACCAAAGAATCCAAGACGTGCTTGGCTGTTGGCATAGTATCTAAACTCAATACCCCTATCCTTAG